GGTTCGACTCCGGGACGCGCCTCCAATTTACACCCTGCCCGGGTGGTGAAATCGGTAGACACAAGGGATTTAAAATCCCTCGGCTTATGGCTGTGCGGGTTCAAGTCCCGCCCCGGGCACCATATTCAAAAGACTAATTAAAACAAAGCAGTATAAGCAATGTCGTAACCGCCCAAGGGCGGTTTTTTCGTTTCTGGAGTCTGCACCATATTTGGAAATGACTACAAAATGACTACATTGCGTCCACGACACTTTTTGCCCCCCATACTTTCCCATTCGACAGGCAAAAGAAAACCCGCGATGCGGGCTTAGTTTTACCACCAGGAAATTTGCTGACTTCCACGCTGCGGGTGAGGTGGGACAGATTTGATCTGACCAGGTGAAACGATTATCTGTGCCACAGTTTCATGTGATTTGAATGTGCAACTGCAGTTGATGTTCTGGCACTGATGATAACGTTCCTTCGTTTCCTTCGAGATATAACGGCTAGATTTGGTGTGTGCTGCGTTCTGGCAAAGCGGACAATGCATCATATAGGCGCTACCTGAATAATTAGAATTATCAATTACTATTTTGACTACGAGAGTAGGCATTTGCAAACAAATAACTAGTCATTTGTGAATGAGTCATACTCAACGTCATTAAGTAACACCTCAAAATCGAGTTGTGTGGTGTAGCCGTTGTTGCTCAGGCTATGCGTCACCTTACTTATGAGCCACGGCTGCGCATCGATCACCGATTTAAAACCGCTGACTTTGACCGGTGTTTCGGGATAGAGATCAGCCCGGCCCATTGCCAGCGTAAGCGAGAACTCAGCCACGCCACGCTGTAGCTTCTCCCACTTAGCTTTAGCGGCGCGCATCGCCGTTGCTTTGCTGGAATAGACTGTCGTTAACGAAAACACGTTGTCTTCGCTGCCTGCCAGATAATCGCCTTCTTTCGCCTCCGGGGTTTTAGCCGCCTTTGCTTTAGATTTCTTCACTGCAGGATGTTCTAACGCGCGAAGCTGCCGCACTTTTGTTTTACGCTGCAGCTTCACTTTATTAGGCTTTGGGTCTTTGGTGTGAAGCCAGCTTGCTGATACGCCGGTATAGGCGCCACGGTCAGCGATGCTGAAAGTGTGCCGATCACCATCTTTACGCGTGATGGTCATCTGTGGGATGGATTTGCCGCTAATGGTGACGCCATTACCCGGTCGGATAAACAACAGACGACCGGCTTTTACTGCAGCGACCGCGCCATAGAGCGTGGCAAGGCGCGTCAGGAATTTGGCGTCTGTCTCTTGTGTCTGGTCAATATGCGCCACCGCAATCCCGGCAAAGCCATCGGCCAGCATAGGTTTAAGTTTATTGCGACCGGCAATCTGCGTGACAATATCGCCCAGGGTTGTTTCGTGGTAGGACACTTCACGGCGGGAATTCAGCGAGCCACGAAAATCAGCACTGCGGGCGCGAATCGTCATGGTATCCGGCGCGCCGTGGTGCTCGACCTCATCAACGGTAAAACTTCCTTTACCGATTAGCGCTTGTCCTTTCCAGCCGAGAAACAGCTTTACCACAGCTCCTCGCACCGGCATCGCTAGTTGACCGTCTGCGTCGTCCAGCTCGACGTCGAGTTGGTCAGCCTCAAAGCCGCGGTTATCGGTCAGGGTGAGCGATATCAGGCGATCACGAATGTTCGCTGTGACATCTTTTGAATTGACCGTCAGCATAAAATCAGGTGTTAAGCGCGCGCCCATCTGCACCGGCAGGCCACTGATACCGGTCATCCGATCAACCCTCCCGCCTGTGAAATGAGATTGCCGGTCGCTGACTTAACGCTACCGATGGCTGATGTGATTTGCCCTGGCAGATTTCCCGCACCGCTGATAAGCCCATCAGCCTGCTTTTTCAAATCGCCAAACATTGACGTAAGAGACTCATCCACACGTAAGAGGCTTAGCGTAAACATGATTTTGCTGGCCGTGCCATTAGGGAAAAATTCGCTGTGAGTATTCGAAATGTTCTCGATAACGTACATGCCATAAATCATACCGCTGCCACCAATTAGCGGCCATGCCATACCCTCATCGGCCAACAGCCGAATCGTCATCAAAGAAATGGCGCCGCCAGTAATCTCGGGTCTAAGTTCTCCAGAAAGCGTGATTTTTTCGTCACCCGGCCCGATGAACTGCGCCGCCGGTCGCTGACCAAAACGGCTGTTAGTCGGCCAGCGATAATCGATGTTCTGCTGCAGCTCACCATAAGGCAGCGTCTGTCGCATAAATGGCATCATGCCGTAGATCATCATCATCGCTTAATCCTCCCAGCTCATTTTGCTGCGATTCTGCGCTTGTCGGTTACGCTGCTCACGCGCCTGATGCTGCGCTATAAGTGCAAGCGCATCGTCTTTGCTCATGCCTTCATGCATGTTGATTTCATACTGGTAACTGTTCTGACTGCGGTCGGTAAATCCGCCGCCTGCGGACGGTGCCGACACGGGTCGATAGGGCGCACCACCCGTTGACAGGCTGTATTGCAACCCGCCCGTATTTACGCCAGCGCCGCCCGTTGCTATCGGATCAGGTGAGGGGACTTTGTTTTTCAGACCATCAGATTTGGTGTCGATGATGCCGAGTTTTTCCAGCACCCAATCAATACCACCTCGCAACTGATCAAGGGCTTCTCCCGGTATCTTCAAAGCCTCCGCCAGCATGTTGCCGAACTTCTTACCCATCTCACCCGCTGAGGCCAGCTCTGTTTGCGTGGATTTCACCGGCTCCAGCAGCTTGCTAAACCAGCCCCAAAGCTCGTTGACCTTGCCGCCCAGCCATTCAAACGGCGGCTTTAGCGTGCCAAATGACTCGCTGATTGGCCCCATCGCGGCGGTAAATCCCTCAGCAACGCCAGCCATAAATGCGCTGATAGGTTCCCAATATTTACGGATCATCAATGCACCCGCCACGACGGCCGCCACGACAGCGACGACCGGCAGCGTGATTAAACCAAGCGCCGCTGTTATTGCACCGCCAGCGATGCTGAATGCTGTGCCAAGAAATGCCGCGCCTGCGATCAGTGCGTTAATTCCCGCGACGACCGGCCATGCGACTAAACCAATCAATCCCAGCCCCGCGACTAAGGCAGTCGCCGCGCCGGTCAACATAACGATTTTGGTTGTCAGCTCAGGATTAGCTTTCACCCAGTTGCCAGCGGTGACAAGCCATTTGTTGGCGGTGGTAGTCAACTTGCGAAGAGATTTATCCTGCTGTTCAAATACCTCAATGCGTACGTCTTCCCAAGCTGATGATAGGTTGAGCAGATCACCATCGAGGTTATCAACCTGGACATTTGCCACCTGCTTAGCAGCTCCGCCTGCGCTCATCAGGTAGCCGCGCTTTTCATCAAGTTTACCGTTCCCGGCTGCGTCGATAAGGTTGATGGCACCTTTCATCGCTTCTTCACCGAAGATGGTTTTGATGTACTCCGCCTGCTGCGCTGTGCCGAGCCGGTTCTTTTTGAATGAGGCATCAATACTTTTTAGAATGCCAAACACCGGCAGCATATTGCCTTTGCTGTCGCGGGTTTTGATACCCAGCTCTTTGAGCGCTGCGGGAGCTTGCCCAACAGGAGCCTGTAACCTGCTAAATACTGCGCTCCCTCCGGTTCCCGCCATCGAACCTTTGATGCCGTTATCCGCCATCACGCCAAGCATAGCTGTGGTGTCTTCAATGCTGGCACCGGCCGCACGTGCAACCGGCGCGACGTATTTCATTGCCTCGCCCAGCTCAAGCAGGTTGGTGTTGGACTTGGTGAAACCCTTCGTCATTACGTCGGAAACGCGCTGGATCTCCGCCATCGGGATTTTGAAAGCGGTCTGCATGTTGGTGACGATGTCAGCCGCCTCGGCAATATCGACCTTAGACGCCAGTGACAGGTTTACCGTCGACTCGGTTGACGCCAGGATGGCGTCGGCGTCGTAGCCGGAACGTGCCAACGTGCTCTGCGTACCCGCCACATCCGTTGGAGAAAATGCCGTACTGCCGCCAATGTCTCGAGCCTGCTTGCGGATTGCCGCCAGCTTAGGATCGCTTTTACTGGTATCGAGCAGCGCCTGCGTTTCTGACATCTGCTTGTCGAATTCCATACCAGGTGCAATCAGTCTGCCCTCTGCATAGAGTGCTGCACTGCCACCGGCAAAACCTGCCGCGCCGGTATTGCGCACTTTCGCTGAAAGCTCTTGCCCACGGCGGTAGCGTTCGCTGGTACGGTATAAGCGTTCCTGCTGCGCGTTGAGCCGCTGCAGTTCCTGTTTCTGCCGGTTCATCGCGAGCGTAGCTTGTGCCGAAGCGCTCTTAAGGCGCTGCTGTTCACCACTAAGATTGCGCGTGGAAATACCTGCAGATTTTAATGCCTCGCGCTGCTGCTGAACTGACAGGCGCAAAGAATTCGATTTGGTTTGTAGCTCTGCCGCTGCCTGTTTAGCTTTCTCAAGCGCACGCGCCTGCTGTGCCGTTGGGCGCTCGGTGCTTCTGAATGCCACCGCAAGCGCTGCCGCTTCAGCCTTAGCATCTTTGAGTCTCTGTTGGGTGATAGCAAGCTGCGCGCTGGTCTTGCGAAACCCCTCGATTTTACCCGCCTGCGCATCGAGGGCTTTGATGTTGTCCTGTGTCTGGCGGATCTCAGTGGCAAGTCCTTTGGTGGCACGTTCGACGGCTTTGAAGGGGCGCGAGGCTTTATCTACCGCGTTCAGCAGCACCTGTACTCTGAGGTTATTGCTCATCCGGGTTTGCTCCGCTGCGGATAAAAGCTTTATGCCGCCAATCCATCAGCTCGGCCAGCGGCATTTCATACATTTCAGAAGGAGGCCAGTGAAAGATTGTGGCAATGTCGGCAATCAGATCATTGACCGTCAGGCCGCGCGGCCAATCTATTCGTCCGACTTCGTTTGCAAAAAACCAATCACCTTGCCGCCGAGTGAAATCAAGTCAATCGGGTCCAGGGCATTGCACTCAGCTTTCGTTAATGAGGGCAGGGTGATGCGCGGTAAAACGGTCAGCAGCGCGTCAACGTCAGACTGACAAAGATCGGCCAGGCGCACGCCTCGCAGACTTCCAGCCGTTGGTTTAATCAGTTCAACCTGTTTGATTTCGCTGTCGCCACGCTTAAGCGGAGTTTCAAATACCACACTGTTTTCGTTCTGTTCCATCTTGGTTATCTCTTCAATTAAGTCAGCGCCGCACTGGCGCTGGTTTTGGATTTATACCAGGCCGATGTTTTTACGGCGCTGTTCAAGGCGATCAACGCCGTTTACCTTCTCCACCATGTTGATGGTGTCGATTTCGATCAGCTCTTTGCCGTTCCACGTCAGTTTGTAGTAGGTGCACTTCGAGGTGATTTTGGTCTCGGTGTCCTCACCCTGTTTGGCTTCGCCAAAATCAAAACTCTGATGCTTACCGCGTACCTCAACCTCTACCGCCATCTCTTCGCCGGTATCGTCGCGCTGATAAGAACCGGTGAAACGCAGCGGCACGGCAGATGCACCCCACTGCGTGAGCACCAACTCATCCATGCCGCCGATACTCCATTCCACATCGAGTGCGTCATCTTCCAGACCATTGTCGATGTGCGCCGCGCCGCTCATGCCACCTGCACGGTATGGATCGAGCTTGCGCGCCAGCTTCGGCAGCGTGACGGCGGTGACGATGCCCTGATAACTGTTTGCATCGTTGAAAAGGTTCATCGCCTTTAGTTTGCGTGGCAGTGCCATTTATCCGGCTCCTCAGCTGTTAACGGATGCGGCGAAGTTCGCCAGATAGGTGTCGGTGATGCGCTGGCGTAACGTCAGGTCTTCCAGTGGCGGCACCGGCGTGTAGTCGTAATCTATAAAGAGCTTGCCCGCTTTCAGGGTGTCTTTATCGTTGGAGCTTTCGTCGTACCAGGCGGACGCGCCCAGCAGATAACCGGCGTTGACCAGCTCGCGAAATTTCGCATTGATGCCAGCAATAATTTCGCGCACCAGTACCGGCGTCAGTGGCTTATCAACCGCCCACATATGCGCCTCGGCCATTGTGTCGGCCAGCACCTGCGCGGTGCGGGTGTAGTTTTCAAACTGAAACAACGGATCGTCGCTGCAAGTACGGTTGCCCCAGAAGCGGAAACCGTCTTTGCGGATCAGCGTGGTGACGTCTGCCTCGTTGAGCAGGTCGGCATCGGTGCCGGTTTGCTGCAGATCCCAGAATACCGACGCGGAGATGCCGGTCACGCCGTTTACGCCAACGTTCGACAGGGTTTTATGCCAGCCGGTGTCGTTGTCAATTTTGGCGCGCAGGCCCAGCGCGCGGGCGGTGGCGTAAGCAACATCGGATTTATTCGTGGTGGTGTTCCATGCGAGGAAATCGGGCCAGATCACCATCAGCTCACGCTGACTGAAGTTGTCGCGATACAGGCGGGCTTCGGAAATGGTTTTGCACTCCCACGCCGACACATAGGCGAAGGCGCGAAGTTGCTGCGCGATACTGGCTAGCGCGGTGGCAACTTCCAGCGAGTCGAGGCCCGGCACGCCGAGGATGCGCGGCTTTACATCGAGCTGTGTCTGCGCGGCGAGCAGCGCTTTCATGCCGGTGTACTGGCCGTTCTGGTCGGTGCCGCCAATGATATTGGAAATGGTTTCGGCATCGTCTGCGCCTTCCGCCACGCGCACCACGACGGTGACGGGTTTTGACTGATCAGCGATTGCCTGCAGCGCAGCGGCGAGCGTGCCTTTCACGCCAGCCCTGCCAACTGCGCCCTGCACGTTGGTGATCAGTACAGGCGTATTGAGCGGGAACATTGCTGCATCCGCATCCTGCGCGGTGCAGACCATGCCGACGATTGCGGTTGATACGGTGGAGATGGTGCGCGTGACGTCGTTGATTTCGACGACGCGCACACCGTGATGATAATCTGCCATCTGTTGCACTCCTGATTAAAGGTGTGCTCAGGGTGTCAGCTCAGGCGGAGCAGTGCATGCGGTTGCAGTTTAATGATGGATCAGCGGACAAAAGAAAAGCCCCGAAGGGCTTTCGACTTCATGCCGGCTTTTCCGGCCAGTTAATATCCGGCGCGATTGATACATCAACCAGATTTAGCTGGTCGATATACTCCAGCCAGATATTGAGTGTCTGCTTTTCGGTATCCATCAGCGTCCTGCCAATCATCACCTTGGTCTGCAAAAGTGAAATTTTCTGCGACGCTTCATCAGTCAATGACTGACGCTGCTTTTTCGCGTTTTCAATGTCCAGCACCTGCTGCTTTACTTTCGCCTCATCGCTCATAAACCATGTTTTTTTACTGTCGTCCCATTCGCAAAATGTGCCGGGCCGTGGCGTGGAAATAATAAACTTGTCTTTTTTAACGTACACCCGACACGCGCTGTTAATGGCACTGTAAAAATCCTGATACTGCTCCAGACTAATTTCGCGAACATCAGTGGGAATATCATCTATCGCGGCATTTTCCTCAAAGGTATCGTCATAAAAAGCCTGTGTTGTTTCAGAAAATCTCATCATTAATACCCCAGCGCAATATAAGAACCTGTCATGGTGGTGTTAGGGCTTCGGCACTGAAAACCAAAGGATCCGGATGTCCTGCTCTTGCCGAATGCCCAGGCCATTTCCTGTTGACCGGCTCCGCCGACGTCAGACGAACCGCCAGTAATCACCTGAAGAACGTTGTTTGGAAAGGCTACCGGCCACGTGACGGTTGCGGTGGGACTTTCATAAATTCCGTTTGTTCCAGTGCTTCCCGTCACGCTCGAAAAGGTTCCCCATTGGAGGTAAAGCACCTTTTTAGCTCCTGCGATGATCATCGGAATTTTTATGTAACCCGATTCACTGAGAACACCACCGCTTGGACCCGCAAGCGCCTGCTCAGTGAGTCCGAGTATCGAGAGTGCATCCGGGACTTTACCTGCGTCAGCCAGCTCTTTTAGGGCACTGGTAATTTTCAGATATTGTGAATGAGGATTGGCATCATCTACGTGTTGTTTCAACGCGTCACAGCTGAATTGTTTAGCCTGCTCCAGCAACTTGTCAGCGTACTGCTTCACCACAATCACGTTATCATCCACATATTTACGCGTCGCCAGCACCACGGACGGATCGATTTTCAGCGTTACGGCGCTGGTGCTGTTCACGATTAAAATCATGCGTACCGTCTGCGTGCGCCCGCTGCCCTCGGCAAGCTGCGGCTTGTAGGTCTCTGCGCAGTTCGCCACCGCCATCAGCACGCCGTCAGCGTCATAAAGCCCAATCTCACGAATCCAGAAACCGCCCTCGCTCTCCGGGATTATCTGCTCGGCAATAATCTGGCTGCTGTTCGCCGCGTCAATCGACAGTGAGTTAAGCTGTGCACGACGTTTCTCGCCGATAAGCTTCGTCTGCGCCGGGTCGGGCGTGGGTAGCGTGCCACCACCGTCACCAACCGCCATTTCTTTAAGGTCTACTTTAGTGCCGAGCGCGGCGGCGTTCGCCAGCTTAGCCGCGCCCTGATTGGTCAGCAGGGCAAAATATTTTGTCGTCATGCGCTCACTTCCGTCAGGTCGATAAGATGCACCGCCGCACCGGAATAGACCGGCCCGCCGACGCTGATTAGCTCAGGGGTGTAGGGATAAACGGTCAGCTCGTCGCCGCTGTAGCTGGCGACAGCAACCGGGATTGCACCGTTTGCATCGAGATTGATAGACAGCCCGATCAAATGGCGGCTGCACGGCTTAGCATCCGCAATTAACCGTTCCAGCTCGTTGTACATTTCCTCAGTGATGCCGGTATCCAGCACGCCAACATCCAGCCGGAATGTGCCTGGAGTTTCGTTAGTCTTCCACCATTCGATAACGCGGATCAGATAGCCCAGCGGCTCAACCACTCGACGGATAGCGCCGATGGTTCCTTTATGGCGATGCACGTATCGCGCGGCCGCCACAACGGCGCGCTTGGTTGATTCACTCCAGCCAGAATCCCAGCGATCAACCGACCATGCCCACGCCAGATAAGGCAGCAACTGTACCGGGCAGGTTTGCGGGTTCCAGAGTTGGCGCAGCGGCACATTCATCGTGCTGAGAATTGCCAGCGCTTCGGCGGCTGCGACTTCCAGTGACGATGAACCAGTGGGCAACAGGCGATCACTCATCCGAGCCTCCCACGGTCAACGTGTAGCCGGTGCAAAATGCCGCCTGCGTCTTGTCCAGCACCACGTCAGCGACAGGCTGAATCAGGTTAACGCGCTGCACGCCCTCAACGTGTATAGCCGCATAAAGTGCAGACAGGCGAATGTCGCGGCCCAGCCGTTTCTGTGCCGTCACGTAGGCCGCGAGTTTTGCCTCAGATGCGGCGCGGATGGGCTCAGCCTCCGGCCCCGGATAGAGATAAAGCTCAGCTTCGATGGCGTAATCAACGATCTGCGCCGACTGCACGCCTACGCAGTCAGCCACCGGGCGCACGTTCTCATCGTTAAGCGCGGCATCCACCACAGCCAGCAGGTCGTCGGCAGCGGTGCCATTTCCCTCGCGTGCCAGCACAGTTACCGTAACAACGGCGGGCGAGGGGCTGATGGCGGACGCATCCGCCACTCTTCCGTCGGCGCTCCGGGCGTGGTACTCATATGCGCCAGTTGGCCCGGCAACGCTTAAGCCTTCGAATGCAGCGGCGATACGGGCGCGAAAATCATCATTACTTTCCATCACCGCCGCCGTGGGCGGGATGGCCGTTTCATCTGCCGCTGTAATGGTCAGGCGCTCAACGCCGTTATTCGCGCCGAGCTGGTCGAGATCGTCGTCAAGTGCGTAAGCCACCATGACCGCCTTAGCCGCTTCGTTGATGCGTTGGCGCAGAATCACTTCACGATAGGCATTTTCCTGCAGCAGCTTGATGATGGGTTCAGATTCCAGCGACAGCGTGCGGGCGACAGCGGCCTGCTGTTCTTCCGGGTAAAGCGAAATCAGCGTGGCTTTGCGCTCGGCCAACAGGGTTTCATAGTTCAGCGTTTCCACCACGTCGGGCGCGGGTAGCTGGCTCAGGTCGATAGTTGCCATGTTCTCAGCTCACAGGAACGGTTAAGGAAAAAGGTTGCGTCGTGTCGGAGCGGTTGCCGGTCAGCTCAACCACCATGCCGCCGTTGAAATCAGAATCGAAATTGATGCCAGTGAGCTTTACGCGCGGCTCCCACTGCAGGATCGCCATATAACAAGCCGACATAATCTGCAGGCGTAGCGATTCGTTTTGCGGCTGGTCAATCAACGCCGACAGCAGTGAGCCGTACTTGCGCCTCATCACCCTGGAGCCAAGCGGCGTTAAAAGAATGTCGCGCACTGACTGGCGGATGTGGTCTAGGTCGTTAAGCGCCTCGCCGGTCTCCCGGTTCATGCCGATGTATTTTGCTGTCGTCATTGAGGGCCATCCGTTCTGCTTCCGCCGCGCTGGACGCCACCGTGATCGTGGTCATCCACAACAACGCCGTTCGAGTCGAACTTTCCGCCACTATGCTCGACATTGCCGGTCATCTTTCCGCCCTCTGAAAACTCAAACGTTTTGGCTTTCAGGTGCGCCGAGCATTCAACTTCGGGCGTGCTCAGCAGAATTTTTACTGCCGCCTCAATGGTAGCGGTCTGTATGCCTGTTGCTTTGAGTGCACCGGTTTCCGGCTCGTACTCAATCACCGCGCCGTCAGGGAATGACCAGTGCAGAGCGTCAGCGGATGCAGATGGTGCGGGATTGTCATCAGAGAAGATCCCCGGCAGCACAAACCCGGTATCGAGTTCACCGCCGAGGCATAGAACGAGCACCTGCTCACCCACCGACGGCGCATTCCATGAACGGGTCTTACCCGCACGTGCAGACAGCCAGTGCAGCCAACCAGTTGTGTTATTTCCTGTATCCACACGGCATAACCCGTCGTCCAGTTTTACGGCGGACACGGTGCCAATGCGGATCAGATTGCGCAGCAGTCGCAGGATTTCGGAGAGTTGTTCGTTCATGAGGTGAGAATGCAGAGATTAGCCTGCATTCTCAAAAGGATTGTTTTTAGTCATTGACCAGCAAACATACTCAAAGCTTTTTCTTTATATCCCTGTGGGCTTTTAGTAGGCTGCCCAATCCTCTGGGACCACGAATAGTCATCCTCTCTATTTCCTCATCAGAAAATCTTTTGTCATTAAGTGGGTCAATATAATCTTCTGGCCATTTCATAAAATCGTATATTTCAACCAGAGAAGCTTCAGCAATAGGGGCCCTTTCATCACCAGAATGCATTATTAGGTGTTTAGGAGAATCAGCGTAAAAACTTGACGGGAAATCGATTACTAAATCAACAAACTTCATACGCCAAAATTGTTTCTCCTCTCTATACATTATTTTATGAGAGGACATCATGATTTTTTTTGATAACATATTTGATATAGACAACATCCTAGCTGTAGTAAGCCATCGCAATCGATCGTTATCAAGCTGTCCGTCTACAAAATGATTTAAATTTTCATAGGCTTTGCTCAGTTGTTCTTTTGCCTCTTTATAGTAATCCTCTGACAAATGCCGCCTTAAGTTGTATACAAAACCAAGCGCCGCCAATTGAAAAACGACAATAGGCCAAAACAATCTCATAAACTCTTCCAATTCTTTATAAGAACTTAAAATTAAAGAGGAAAACAACACCACTAAAAAATTCAAGATTAGTGTAATAACAATTATGTGGAATAAAGTATTAATGAGTCCTAGTGGCCTCATATTATTTCTAAAACCTGACATTAGAATTTTAACGGTCTGAAGATTCATTTTTTTCCTATTTTGATAATGCATAAATCAATTCATCTTGAATCAATCTTATATCATTTTCATCAATTCCCAATAGAGGTCTTGATTCATACTGCACTTCCCCACCATTTCGTGATGGGCGATCACGAAGGCCATAATGATGCACCCGCGCCATGCGCTGCACGCGTCCGGTAAACTCAATTACGGCCTCATTTGAGGTTGCCTGCGTTTTCATGTATTTCGCGGTGCGGAGTTTGGCGAACATCTCGCGCTTAACCCGGCCCTTTTTGCTGCGTATTGGCTGTGCCTTGCGCGGCTTAAAGGGCGTGCCGTCTGGCGCCTGCTGGCGCTTGATATTCTGCTGCTGGCTGGCGCGCAGCTTCTTCGCGATGCTGCGCGCCATCTCTTTACGTGAAGACGGCGAAAGGTTGCCAATCAACGCATTCAGCCTGTCATTGACCAGTTGTAAGTCACTCATGATCGCCATTCGCTGACCAGATCACCGCCAGCATAGAGCTGCACGGGGCGCGCATCGTTATCAGGTAATGAATTTTCGCCAACGTGATTAACGTGCAATTCATCACCCACGCGTTTGACGATCATCCGCTCGCTTAATTGCAGGTCAATGCTGATATCGCTGGCCGTGTCGCTGATAACGTCAGCCTTGAAGGTGAAGCCGGTCTGCTGCTTTTCTTTTGTCGCCATGATGTCGGGTTCATTTACGCGCAGCCATTCCAGCATCGGCACAATCAGCAGATTGATATCGCCGTTATAGTCGGTGATCACCATGTTCAGCCGGTACTGATATTCAAACGACAGCGAGGTGGCGAGCGTTGACACGATACGCCCGCTGTCGATGAACACATTCAGGCAGTCAGGGTTTCGCTGCAGCAGCGGCACGCTGTCGGTCAGCGCCTTACGGAGTTGTTGAGGTTTCAGCATCGTGTTGTTCCTGGCACTCTTTAATGGTTTCGACCTGCAGCCCGCAGGAGGCGAGCGCCGCCTCAAGGTGGCGGTTATCCGCCGCCAGATCGCCCGCCGTTTTCAGGCTGTTGCCTGGCACCGGGCAGCTTGTCACGCGCGGACAGCCAATCCAGATAATCTCTGGCGCTGGTGAAGGCGGGGCGGGTGTGCAGCCTGATAACATCGTCAGGCAAAGCAGTAACAGACCAGTCACGGAGTATCGGGTTTGCATCGGTTTCCCTCTGTATGTGCGCTTCTCGCGTCAGCGCTCCGGCGCTGGCTTTGCCCTGCATCAGCCGCAGCGTGGCTTCGCGTTTCTGACCTTCGTTGTTTTCAGTTTTAAGCCGGGTGATGGCTTTATCCCTGCTCTCAATACCGGCAGACAGTGTGCCGATAACCCGATGCGCGCTCGCCAGTTCCTCGCTGGCAACCGACCAGCGCCAGCCGATTAACGCCAGCGCCAGAATCGCCACGGCTAGAAGGGTTCCTGTAATGTGGATCATAACGCCCCCTTAAGGCACCATGCCAGCTCACGCACGCGGCGGTTATCCAGCCCCTGATTAAACACGCCTTTCACGTATACCCAGCGCGGCAACTGATAGCAGGCTTCGCGCCAGCGGTTCTGGTTCAGCAGCTTCACCATTGTTGAGCTGCAGGCATCGCCGGTGCCGACGTTGAAGGCAAGCGACACCACGGCGTCGTAAACCTTTTGCGGCACCTTCACGAACAGGCAACGTGTTAACGCCTTTTCAGTACGCAGTACGTTAGCGATAAAGGTTCCTGCCGCCTGACGTTCGGTGATGTTTTTACCCGGCACCACGCCAACCGTGTTGCCGATGCCGTCCGTCCATTTGTCCGCGTCGCACTTGTACGGACTCAGGCGACAGCCTTCGTAATCGGCGATGAGCTTCAGTCCCTCAACGGATGTATGCAGTTGCTGAAAGCCCGGCAGCGTGGCGGCAATCGCCAGCACCACGCCCACCGAGCAGCGCTTAACGGTTTGCAGATTCATAGTCACTCCGGCTGATGCGGCCCGTTGCAAAAAGCTGGTAGGTTTTGCGCCGGTAATACCAGCTCACCAGAAACATGCCGACGCCGAGCACCATGCCGAGAATCGTCGCCACGTCCTGCAAATCCCACTTGCCGAGCCAGCCCATCACCACGGCAATGCTGTAGGTGATAAAGGCGCTGATGCGCTCCATCGTGATGTTCATGATTCAGTCCCAAAGGTTAACGGTCTCACCCGTTGACGATTCCGGCAGCTCAGGCAGATCGACCGGCCAGCCGTGCGGCAGTATCGGCCCGGCGTCGGCGAGGCCGGGGTTAGCATCAAAGACCGATTCCGTTACCTGCTCCGTGCGCCCGTAATGGCGGTAGCAGATATCGTCGACGGTATCGCCCTGCAGCGCGTAAACCCGCGTCACAGCAGGCTCACGATGCAGTTAGGTCGCTCACCGACGCGGCTGATGCTGAACCGCGCGTCGCGCCAGTATTCGTCGGCACTGGCTTCAACGTCTCCGGCCTTCTTCGTGCCGCTGGCGTCATAGCCGCGATAGCGCTCGGCGATGGTGGCGGCGGTGATCGCCTCGACGGCGGCGAGGTAGTGCGTGATTTTTTCGCTCACGCCGTCCAGCACCTCCGCCGGTACGTCAGCAAGCGTTTTGAAGCCCGCCGCCATCTGGTCAGCGCGCCACTCGTACAGCTCGGCGTTCACTTCGCTAATCGCCGTTTTCACCGCCAGCCGCAGGCGCTGCGCGGTGACGGTTCCCTCGTAGCGCAGTGACTCGCGCAGATGCTGCAGGTCGATATCAGGCCAGAAAAAGGTGTTTTTTACCGGCGGCTCGGCAGTCTCTGCCGGTCGCTGTGCTGCAATTACCAGCGTGCTCATAGTTGGCCTCAGAAATAGGTGGGCGGTGGAGGACGGCGCAGGCACTGAAGGTGCGTTGCCGTCCTGCCGCCCTGCGCGGGGTCGCGTTCTGTCAGCGGCTGGCCTGCGCCTGCTTTTTCATGGCAGTCGCCAGCCGCTCAATGTCTTTTTTCACGCCGCAGCCCTCGTGCAGCTGCAGCGCGCGTTTCAGGTGATGCATCGCTTCCTGAGTCCCGCCCGAATCGCGATACACATACCCGGCGATTTTGTGCAGCTTGGCGCGCACCTGATCGGGCATGTCTTCGGCGTCGGTCAGCCGGATGGTTTCAAGCAGCGGCGCAATATCCACCGCCTCTTTTGCCGTCCAGGCGCGTGTCGCGGCGCTGGCCACTTCTTCGGCCAGCAGGTACGGCAGGCTGTCTCGTTTAAATCCGTCGGGCGGCACCAGACCGTGCGTGAGCGCGTAGCGGGCGATTTCGAGCGCGCCGGTTACGTCTCCCGTGTCCAGTCGCCAGATCATGACGGTCATCACGATGGCATCCTGCGCGCCGCGCCCGCTGTTCATCACGCCCGCAATCCACGGCAGGTAGTCGGGCAGCAGCTGGCGCTTTAGCTCAGCCTTCCGCTCTACCGAGTGGACTTTCTTCAGGCGGCGCTTGTCCTCGTTGAGTTTCACGAGCATCTGCTCATAGCCGGTGGCGTGGCGCAGCGGGTTCGCATCCCGCTGCGATTCGGTCTCGGCCTGGACGCGCATACGGTGACGGCGGGCGGGACTCAGCATGCGTTACTCTCCCGCTGCCGGGGTTGAGGTGATAGCTGCTGCCGGTTCGCTGAAATCACCGAGTTCGATGTTTTCAATCACGCAGCCCGCCGCGTAGTCTTCCACCACGTAATCCTCGTTTGCTGACTCGTAGTTTTCGATGCGGTCACGCTTCGGCACCTCTTCGATGTGGCGGCGCTGCGTGCCTTCCTGCCAGTAAATCGAGAGGTTATCGGTGCGGGTAATCATCATGGCGTTGGCCGGGAAGTACGGCACGCGCACCGCTGGCAGGTTGCCAATGCGCTTCTGGCTGATAATCACGTCAGCGGCAAGCTGCTCGGTGTTCGCCTGGTCTTTGTTCACAATCGGGAAATACTTGTCGGCCAGCAGCTGGCGGCCCACGATAACGACCAGCTCAGGGTCTTCCTGATACCACGGCTCGATCAGGTTATTGGTTGCGTCCATTACCAGCGCGTCGAGGTTGGCGTAGTCGCCGTCTTTGCCCACGCGGATTTTGGGCGAGATAACAGTGCCGTCTTCCTCTGTGATTTTGCTCATCACGCGGCTCGGCGCTTCGTTGCGGTACTTCTGCAGCCAGCCTACCGCCACGTCCTGCAGCATCGGGTTGGCTGCGCGGTTAGACGTTTTGGCGCGGTGCGTGCCGTTAAAGCCGATCATGATGCGGTCAAGCGCCTGTCGCTGGATGATGGAATCGCGCAGACGGGTCTGGAAGTCGTCATAGCGCGCCCACAGGTCGAGCGTGTTGTAGCGGATATGGAAATCGAAGTTGACCTGCGCGCACTCATAGCCCTGGCTGTCCAGCGCGGAGAAATCAGCGGTTTCACGCTCGTCGCCGCCAGCGGTGTCGGTGGTGCTGGCAATTGAGCCGGACACGCCAACGCCGATTTTCTCGCCCTTCATTTCAGGCACCGGCACGATGTTGATTCGGGTGAGAAACGCGGACGACTCCTGCACGCGGGTCATCAGCTTCTGCGTGACGGACGGCTCCACGCTGAATTTCTTGTTCATGTCGTCGATTTCAACGCCGTTCAGCTCGGCGACGCGGGACATGTAGGCGTTAAATTTAAAGCGGGTGTTCTTGCGCATTGGCGCTCCTGTTAATCAGTAATCGGGGTTTCTCAGGCCGGACTTATCAGCAGTCGGTCTGCACGCTGCCTTTGTTGTCGCCGCCGGTCGCAGGCGGGCGACGGTTAAAGCCGCCGTCAGTTTTCGCCAGCGTCTCCTGCAGGGTGCTCAGCGCTTCGCGGTCTTTACCGGCTTCCAGCTCCAGCGCCGCGATGCGATCGGAAAAGTTTTTTTCCAGCGCTGCCACCTGCTGCGAATGGGTTTCGCCGTTCTTCTGCACCTGCTCAGCGACGGCCGTGACCGCCGCGCTGACGTCGTTAAAGCGCTCGTCGTCGGTTTTTTCTTTGCGGGTAAACAGCTCTTTCACGCGGGACAGCAGCGACGGGCCTGCGTCGGCTTCGTCGTAAAACTCAATCAGGGTTTCTTCGGCGGCGGTAAACAGGTTTTCTTTGTCCTGCTTGCGGGACGCCAGCGGGCTGGCTTTGGCGGTGGCGCTGAAGCTCAGGTATTCCGTGCCGAGGCTCGCCGGGTCGTCTGTCACGGCCAGGCCAATCAGATAGGCTTCGCCGGTGTCGGAGAATTTCGGGTTCACTTCAATGGAGGTGTAAACCTTCTGGCGCGCTTTAGTCAGCTCGACCAGCTCAGGCGTCGGATCGATGTAGCCAAACAGCGCGAGCTTGCCTGCCAGCGGGCCTTCGGTGATTTCTTCAGCTTCCACCTTCGTTACGTCACCAAAGCGGCGGAAAGTGCTGTCGGCGGCGTAGCCCTTAATGTGTTCCATGTTGACGCGCGCACCGTAGACAGTGGGGTCATAGTTTTTCGCCATCTGCGAAATCCAGTCGCGGGAAATCTCGCGGCCGTCGGTGGTTGCGCCCTGCACAGCGATGCGGAAACGCTTTGCTTTAGTTGCCATTAATCAGGCTCCGGTCAGTGGGTTAGTTCGGTTCGGGGCCAGTTTCCCCGCCGCCGCCTGATCCCTCAACGCATGACAGCCCGCTCATGTATCAGCAAACAGCGAGTGCAGGCGCGCCCAATTTGCCCCCGGTAGCCTTACCGGCATGAACATGACACCCGGCACCATCATCAGCGATCCGCGCCGTCAGGCTGCGCTGCTTTACTGGCAGGGATTTTCCGTGCGCCAGATTGCGGAGACGCTCGGACAGAAAACGCCGACCGTGCAGAGCTGGAAGCTGCGCGACGAGTGGGACAGCATCGCGCCCATCAGTCGCGTGGAAGCCAGTATGGAAGCGCGGTTGATTCAGCTCATCATGAAAGAGGTAAAGGGGAACGGTGATTACAAGGAGATAGACGCGCTCGGCCGCCAGATTGAACGGCTGGCGCGCGTTGAGCGCTACCGCAGCAGCGGCAACGAGGCGGATCTCAATCCGAACGTGCGCAACCGCAATAAGGGCGAGCGCCAGCCGGTTATCAAAAACGTATTCAGCGACGAGCAGACCGATAAACTCGCCGGCCTGTTTATGGATGGCTGCTTTGCGTATCAGCTCGGCTGGCACAAGGCCGGACTTGCGCACCGCATTCGCAACATCCTGAAATCCCGCCAGATAGGCGCAACGTTCTACTTTGCCCGCGAGGCGCTGATCGATGCGCTGACCACCGGACGCAACCAGATATTCCTGTCAGCCAGCAAGGCGCAGGCGCACGTTTTCAAAAACTACATCCTCGACTTTGCCCGTCAGGCTGACGTTGACCTGAAAGGCGATCCGATTGTGCTGCCAAACGGCGCGCGCCTGATTTTCCTCGGCACCAACGTGCGCACCGCGCAGAGCTACACCGGCAACCTGTACCTGGATGAATATTTCTGGATACCGAAGTTTCAGGAGCTGCGCAAAGTCGCCAGCGGCATGTCGCTGCACAAGAAATGGCGCACGACCTATTTTTCCACGCCGTCGAGCCTGTCACACAGCGCTTACCCGTTCTGGTCTGGCGAGCTGTTCAACAAAGGGCGCCGCAACAAAGATGACCGCATCGAGCTGGATCTCTCACACTCACACCTGGCGAAAGGCACGCTGTGCGGCGACGGCCAGTGGCGGCAGATTGTCACGGTTGAGGATGCGCTAACCGGCGGCTGTAACCTGTTCGATATCGATCAGCTGCAGCTTGAATACAGCCCGTCCGAATATCAGAACCTGCTGATGTGTGAATTTGTCGACGACGAGGCCAGCGTGTTCCCGTTCGCCGAGCTGCAGACCTGCATGGTCGACAGCCTGGAGGAATGGACGGACTTTAACCCGTACGCGCTGCGCCCGTTCGACTATCGTCCGGTGTGGATTGGGTACGATCCCTCGCACACCGGCGACAGCGCAGGATGTGCCGTCATCGCGCCGCCGCTGGTGAAGGGTGGCAAGTTTCGCGTGCTGGAACGCCACCAGTGGCGCGGCATGGACTTCGCCGCGCAGGCGCAGTCGATAAAGCAGCTCACCGAAAAATACACCGTGGAATACATCGGCGTGGATGCCACTGGTATTGGTCAGGGCGTGTTTCAGCTTGTGCGCCAGTTCTTCCCGGCTGCGCGCGAAATCAAATACTCGCCGGAAGTCAAAACCGCGATGGTGCTGAAAGCGAAAGACACCATCAGCAGCGGCCGACTCGAATACGACGCGGGCCAGACGGATATCACGCAGTCGTTTATGGCGATCCGCAAAACGATGACCGCCAGCGGCAACCGCTCAACCTACGAAGCCAGCCGCAGCGAAGAAGCCAGCCACGCTG